GGTTTGCGTCCACCCTGGCGGGAGAACCTATGCTCGGGCCTCTCACGGGCCGCCTGCCGCCCGTCCAGCGGCTACACGTCGCTAGGGCCGTCTCGAGTATCGTCGCCCGTCTCATGCGATCCTCGGGCGTCTGTCGTGCTGTCCTCGTCCGCACCACGCCACCGTCGCGACATGAACACGGCATGAGCCAACGCCCACAGGCTATCCGTCTCGACGATGATCACGCTGCCCCTGCGGTTGGGCTTGTGCCACACGATCGGCACGCTCCCGGCCGGCGCGTCGGCCTTGGCCTGCTCCAGTGCCGACCACAACGACAACCGCTCCGTCCGCTTCGCCTCGACGTGGATCGGAACGCCCGGCAGCACGACGTCGGGCGAGTCTGGCCCGCCCTGATACTGGACGCCCCTGCGGGCCTCTACGTTGAGGATCGCCCCCAGCTCTGCTGCGGCCTCGCGTTCGCCACGCTTGCCCTTCTGGCGGCTCATTCGCCCCATGGGATCACCTCCATCAGCTTGGCGTCCAGGTCAGCGTTGACGTCCCGCAGGGCTCGGCACAATGCCGAGACCTGGGCCACGTAGCCCTGCATGGCCTTTAGCCTGGTTTTCAGTTCTTCGTTCTCCCGCTCCAGGCTCTTGGCCAGGTCCAAGGCCTCGCGTCGAGATCGCAGCCAGCGAAACAGCATCACGCCACCTCCGCTTGCATTTTGGCCGCCATGGCCCGGCGGGTCGCCTCGAGGCGGGCGGCATCGTCCCCGGTCCATCCCCGGGCCGGCGGGCGGTCGTCTGCCGGGGCCGGGCCGCGGGCCGGCTTTGGGTCGTCGTATTGGCCACCCATGACCCGCCGCACAAAGCCCTGTTTCACGAACTGGATCAGCGTCGGCGGGGTTTTGAAGAATCGGCACCCTGCCAGCCGCGGGATCGCCTCCAGGGCCTCGTCGAGCCACCCGGGCTCCGCCAGCCGCTCCGCGAGCCCGTCGGGCGGCTCTGCCGGCTTCCAGGGCCTGCCAGGCCCTGCCCGCCATGCTGCCCGCAGCCGTTCCCACGCGTCAGCCGGGGGCGGAGGAGGAGGATATTCTCCTCTCATCTCCTCTCCTCTACTGCGCTCGGGCGCAGGCGGCGCCTGCGCTTGAGCGCAGCCGGTGCCTGCGCTGCGTTTTCGGCCGGGATTTCGGCCCTCCTGGGCCGCTGCCCGGTCGCGGTGCTGGATTCTCGACTTGGCCGCCTGGCTAAACCGGCGGTCCCATCCGGGGACAGCAACGGTAGCGGCCGTCTCGTCGATCTCCAGCCATCCGACGGCCGCCACGGCCCGCCAGAATCCGTCGTCGGCCCCGCACGTCCTGACCAGCCTGGTCAGGGTCATGCGGGCCGTGCCGTCGGCACAGTGCATTGAGGCCCAGCCCCAGAGGCGGAGCAGGTTGAACACGACAGCCTCGACCGGCTCGCCGGTCAGGTCGATCAGCTCCTGGACCTCCGGCTTGTCCGGGAGGGCCAGGTCGTAGGCGATCCATTCACCGGCCATCAGATCATCTCCTCAATCGTGGCGGCGATGTTTGCCTTGCTACGCAGCCAATCCAAGGCCGTCTTGGCGTTGCGAGCCCAAGACTCCACGAACACGATCCACTCGTTGTTGTCGATGCTGTGCTGCCGCGTCCCCATGTCGAACACCACGCACACCTCCTCGATGTCGTGTTTGGTGTTGATCTGCCGAGCCGCTGGGACGTTGTGCTTGGCAACGCAGCAGGCGTGATTGCCTGGAAGCTTCGCTAGTCCACTCAGCACACGCCGCTGGCCAACAGAAAGCCACTCGGGATTCGCGTGTCCTCGCTCAATAAACGCCCAGATGAAGCAGCCGTGCGAGTCCAGCATCCAGGGCAACTGCACAGGCTCGCCGCCAACAGGCTGGACAGAATCCGCATCACAAGGGCTAGAGCCTCTAGCGAGCTTCCAGCTTGAGTTGTCGAGCATTTTGCCTTGAGCGTAGGCATCCTCGACCATCGGCTTACCGTTCGACCAGCTCATTAGATACCTCCATGCAGAAGCCAAACGAAGAGAACTCGGCGACAAAGGCCTCCGTGTCGTCGCCGAGATAAAGCACGGCCTGGCCCTGCAGCGGCACCGCCTCCTTGCGCGGATGCCAAAACTTGACCCGGCCTTTAGGGAAGCAAATCGCAGACGCCTGCTCCGCGAGGCACTGAAACCACTTTGTTTCAGTGCCGTTGTTGACAAGGACCACCGCGGCCGTCACATCGCCGGCGAAATAACTGTCGGCCAGCTTCTTGGCAAACTTGTCAACCAGCGACGACTCGTATGGCGGGTTCATCCAGACGACGCCAGACCAGTCTTTGGCTAGTCCATCGTCTTCGGCTGTGTAGAAAACAGCAGCCCGAACACGTTCGTTTGCAACAGGGTTTGACGCCGGATCTAAGTCAAACTCACCGATGACGCGGCGTGCCGCATCAAGGTACTCGTCCGGCGTGTACCACTCGTTATCGCCGCTGTTGTTGGCGACGTGGCACAGCGACTCAGCCAGCTTGACGTCCTTCACTCGCTGGCCAGCGTTCACGCCGTCAGCCAGCCGCTGGCATTGCTCAACCGTTAGCGTCTCTTGGAACGCTCTGCCGACGGCCTCGCCCCAATGCGTCTTGTCCTTGATCTGCTTGACGGCGGCAAGGTGCCGCCACTTGTCGTGACCCTCTGCCCTCAAATTTACATATGTAAATTTGATCTCTTCCGGCACAAGCTTGTAAACCTGCGCCGCTGCCTTCGCGTGAGAAACCTCCTGCTCGTGTCGTCCAACAAGCTCGGCATACTTCTTGCCCTTCGGGCCGCTCCATTTGTCACCCTTGCCCCGGTGCAGGGCGTGAAGACCGATCTCAAGCGGTGAAATCTCGCCTTGGTTGTTGCTCGTCGCCAACGCCATATAGGCCTGGTCGTCGTCCATCTCAACTACCCAGCACGGCACCTCCTCGAGCCCGGCCTTTCCGGCCGCCGCTTGGCGGTGGTGGCCGCTAATGATCTCGTAGCCGTCGCCGACCTCCCGGACGGTGATGGCGTGCCTTGCCTCCATGTGGCCGCGCTCGGCCAAGTCGGCCGCTATCGCGTCCACGACGTCGTCGCGCAGGGCGACCCGCGGATTCTTCGGGTGCGGCTTGAGTTGCGAAACCGGGATCATCGTGATCGTGTCTGTCGCTGTCGTCACTTCATCCTCCTTGCTTGGTAACTCACCGGATCTTTCATCCACCGCTCAACCTCCCGCCGCTCGTACCTGACTTTGCCGGCCGGCCCGTCCGCGAGTTTCACGAACGCCGGCCCGCGCCGACGCCACCGCCACTGGGCCACCGTCGCCGGTCGCACCCGCAGCATTTCTGCCACCTCGTCGCTGGTCAGCCACCGTTGGCTCATTCGTCACCGTTTGTAGATGCGTGTAGATGTGGGCCGCAGGGGGTGTGGTCGTCGTTTCCATCCCACCCCGCCCGCGCCGACCGGGCACCGTGCCTATCACGGGGGTGGTGTTTTTTCTGCTGGCCTAAATAACGGACGGCACCTTTCCGTCCGCGTGATACTTCAAGTCGGTCGTGGTGTTTTTGCGCCAAGCGTTCCAGGCATGAAGGCACTTGACGTACATCTCGCGTGGAGCGCAAGCACTGCTGCCCATGTGCTTCCTGCCGCCGTTGCCGGTGTTGACCGTCCTAGTCAACAAATACTTGCCGATCTTTCGGTCAGGCAGGCCCGGGTTTTCTCCGGTGTGTTCCCTGACTGCAGTCCAAAACTCGGTCGCGGCCTTATGTGATTTGCTCCACGTTGCGTACATGGCCGCCACGACAGGGCTGCGACGAATGTGCTTGGCGTCTGTGCCAGCAACCATCCCGCAAACCCATCGCACGAACTGCTTGTTTTGCGGATCAAACAGGGCTTCCGCTCTTTCAGCCGCCGGCTTTTGGGCGTAAGAGTCGCCGTGCTTCGTATAGGCAATGGCAGTTACGCACAGGGAGACAACCGTCACGGGAATGTCCGCCAAATCTTCGTCAACAGCCGCAAACGACTTGTTAATGTCGTTAGTCGTTCGCACCATAGCCCGCGAGTCATACGTCGCGTACAGCTTGGCTAGATCTTCAAGCGTGTCGCACTTAAAGTGCTCCAACACCGCAACCAGTCCTTCAGGGATAGCAACGCTCTCTTCAGCAAAGAGCGTGCTAGTGTGCTTACCGTTGACTCGATACGTGCCTCCTGTCTCCACGCAATAAGCTGTAGCCCATTGCAACGGCCGAAACAGCCCAGCCTTTGCGATCTTGCGGTACGCTTCCAGCCGCGCCGTCGAAAGATTGCGGTCACTAGGAACGCCGTCCATGTCCCTAAACTTTTTTGCCACATCCTTAGTCAGCACCAGCACCTCAACAGGACCAACAAGCTCGTAGCTCATTTCATCACCTTTTACTTAGACCAATCGCACCTAAATTCACCGGCCGGCAACGCGCCGCCCGGCATGACTTGCCACTCCCGCTCCCGATTCCCACCCTCATTCACCACCTCGCGTCCGGTCGGCACCGCCATCCCGGCCCGCTTCAAATCCGCCAGCCGCTTGTTGACCTGGTGCGGCAGCAGCCCGCACCGCCGCCCCAGCTCGGTCTGCCCCGCCGGCCCGTGCTCGAGGGCCAGGAGCACGGCCCGACACTGCCCCGTCACGAACTTCGCCCGTGCCCGCTCGCCGGCCGCCACGCTCGTGGGCGGGTCGGTCTTGCGAAACAGCGGCAGCGTTGACACTGCGGCGTCGATGTCGGGGTAGTAGTCGCTCATTGCCCGATTGCCCACCTGCGATCCCACTCGGTCGTCACGTCCTCAGCCGCTTGGTCGGTCGCGGCGTCGGCCTCAATGATTCGCACCAGCCCGGTGCCCAGCCCGCCGTGATGCGGCAGCCGAAAAACCGGCACCGCCTCGGGATCCTTCCGGCTGATCACCGTCATCCGGCCACATTCCGACAGGTCAGTGATCGTTTCGGTCCAACTGCCGTGGTCGATGACGCGTGTCATGCCGCCACCTCACCGCCGGCCTTGGCCCGGCACTCGTTTGCCTTGGCAGCCACCTGATCGGCCAACCGCTGAAGTCTCTCGGCCGCAGCCTCCCAGGCCTCGGCCTGAGTCGGATGCAGCGTGTAAATGCCCCAGTTGTGGGTCGTCTCCAGCGAACCTCTGCCATCCCGATAGGTGATCGAGCCGTTCTTGTCCGTCGCCACGACGTCGCCGCCACACACTCTGGCAAACGGCCCTCCGCCGTCGCAGCCTGTGAACACGGTCCAGATCGTGTCGCCTTCCTTGATCGATTTCCTGTCCAGCGTCATCGCACCACCTCCATCGTGAAATCGAACCGACCCATAAACCGGTACACCGGATTGCCCAGCCGGCCGATGCCGGCGACGTACAGAAACAGGACGCCGTTGCGTGGCAGCGGCAGGTTGTCTGGAAAGGCCTCGCCGCGGCGCTCAAACGTCGCCCCGTCCCACGGGCCTCCGACGATCTCGGCGATTTCAAAAGGGGATGTCATCGCTCGCCCCTCCCTGCCCGGCAGCCTCAACCTTGGCCGCCGGCGTCCGCGCCGGGGCCGGCTTCGCCACCGCCGGCCGCTCTGGGCCGGGGTGCCACTTGTCGATCCGGATGAACTCGTTGCCGCTCTTGGCCACGCCCAGCACGGTCTCGACCTGGACCTGGCAGCCGACCAGCACGTCCGGCTGCCACGACTCACCCTTGACGGGCACCTCCACGCGGGCCGCCCGGCAGATCGCCTCGACCAGCCCGCGATACTGGACGGGCACGATTGCCTCGACCGCCTGGTACTTGCCCAGGTCGACCTTGACCACGAGCGACGTGCCGGCCTTGTTGCGGTCGCTGACCTTGAACTTGAGGTCTTTGATCCGGGCGTCGACGATCTCGCCCGCGTGCCGGCCGTCCGGAGCCTTGGGCAGGTCGTCGGCCACGGCCGCCGTGCCAGCGTCGTCGTCCCACCAGTCGTCGAATCGGATACCGTCGCTCATGCCTTCACCTCCGGGGTATGGACCTTGTTGCCCACCCGCACGATGCGGGCCTGGGCGTCGATCACGTCCTCGATCAGTTCCACGACGTGGCGGTAGGTCGCCCCGCCACGCTGGTACGTTTCGCAGGCGTCGCGGATCCGCTCGATCACGATCGCCTCCTCTTGGATCACCGCGGCCCGCAGCCGCTCGTCCTGGGTCATGCTGGCACCTCCTCACGTTGCGGCTTCGGCATCCGGACGAGCCCCTTGGCCCGGGCGTAGCCGACGGCCATCTGCACATGACAGTCCTGGTAGCGTTTGCGGCCATGCACCCGGGCCGGCGGGGAGGTTCTGGTTGCCCGTCGAACGTGGTACGGCGACAGCGCCACACCGATCAGCGTGGCCAGCAGGCCTTGAAACTCAGACCAGGTCATCCACGACCGACCACGGCCGTAGCCCCGCATCCGCGACCAGCTGCTATGCCAGGCGGGCTCAGGCATCGGCCACCTCCTTCTCCGGCTCCAGCTCCTGGTGGCGGGCGGCGATCGCGTCGGTCAGCCTCGACCATTCGTCGCCGCTGATCTTGTCCTCGCTCACCAGCTCGTCGATCCGGTCGCCAAACTTGCCCAGCTGCTTGACGCTCGTGGCCGCCGCGATATGGCCGGCGATGGTCTCGGCCAGCGTCTGCGACTTGAGCGCCGGGGCCAGCTCCCCGATCGCCATCGGCATCTCCGCCGGCAGGCCGTACCGATTCTTGGCGTCCCAGGCCGCGGCCCGCTCGGCGTACATGACCCGCTGCTTGCCGCCGGTGGCTTTCTTGCGGCCGTCGCTGCCCTCGACCAGGCGGGTCTTGTAGTTGCAGAACAGCACCAGGTCGGCCCACTCTTTGAACAGCGGCCCGGTCTGCCGCGTCAGCTTCAACTCGTAGCGGTCGTAGCCGTCGGTTTCGTCCGGCGGACTGCACCGCTTGACGGCGGCGTGGGCCACGAACACGACGTTCAGCCCCCGGGCAACCATCTGATCGCCCAGACTCAGGATCCGGGCGCAGGCCTCGGCTAGCATTGTGTAGCCCTTGCCGAAACCAAAGTCCTCAATCGACCGCTTGCCGGCTTTCTTCAGCAGGTGCTCGAGCACCTGCCGCTCCGCCCAGTCGGCCGAATCGACCACGACCGTCTTGAATCCCTGGGCGTCCCCGATCAGGTCCAACATCGCACCTTCTAGGGTCAGGGCGTCGTGGCACACGACCCGGGCGCAGTCGATCCGCCCGGTCCCGTCCTCGGTGTCGAGGATCAGCGGCCCGGGAAACTGGGCCGCCAGCGTCGATTTTCCGATGCCCTCGGTGCCATAGATCACGGCCCGCACCGGCGAGTCCTTCAGTCCGCGTTCAATCTTCAGTCCCATCGTGGTCGCTCCTCTTGTTCCAATCCTCAAAACACATGTCCCGCCAGATTTCGTCCCGGTAGATGTCAACGTGGTCGGGAGCCTTGAACCCCAGCCGCACCGTGCCCTCGTGGATCTCCTGCACCACGATTTCGACCCGGCAACCTGGGATCACCACCGACTGCCCCAGCCTTCGCGACAACACCAGCACAAACGTCCCTTTCAAAACCCGGCCGCCGGCGATCCCTCGCCAGCGACCGGCACCACCGTCCCTGATCACCCGGTCGATCCATCGCCCGGTCGGGGTCCATCCCCATCGACAAACAACGACTCGCCGCGCTCGGCTCGGCGTGCCATTTCTTCAACCTTGTCCGCGGTGCCGGGGGCCGCGGCCGTGGGCACCGCGGCGTCGATCACCGCCTGGATCTGTTCGCGGATCTCGGTCAGCTCGTCGATCGACAAGCCGACCGCGTCGTAGAGCAGCGTTCGATCGCCCCGGGCCGCCCGGGCCGCGTAGGTCTCGCCCTGGTTCGATTGCCCGCCAGCCTTTGACGGGTTGCCATAGAGGCGGACGATCGCGCACAGGTGGGCGTGAACCCGGGCCACGCGGTGGAGCCAGCCGGCTAGCTGCGGGCACGTTCCAGCACGGAGGCGTGTACGACGTCCGGTCTCCACGCGCTTGCGCGTCCGACTTCGCGCTTCTGCCGCTCCCGCTCGGACCACCCGGCTTGGATCTCTTGGCACAGGCGTTTGATTTCCGCCTCGTCCGGATCCCCCCAGCGTCCGTCTTTGAGTTGATCGTGTTGCCAGATCAGCTGTATCCGGTGCGAGACTGCACAGGTAGTCAGTCCGCAAGCCGATGCGATTCGCTCGAGCGAGTAGCCCCGCAGCCTCCAACTGCGGATCTGCTGGTCCGTCACCGTGGCCCTGAATCCCATCTTGACCTCCTGTCGTGGGCCAGGTCGTGCCGGTTGCTCCGCGTCCTGCGGCCATGGCGGTGTCCCTCGCCTGGTGCGTCCGTCACGCGGCTGGTCCGTCCATGCCGCGTGGTGGCGTGCGATGCACGTCACGGGCGAGAGATTACGCGGACGCAAGAACTCAGTCAACACCAGTTCTTACGCGTACGAAATAGCCGAAAAATAGGCTATTTTGCGAGCAGGTCGATTTTGACGCCGAGCACTTCGGCAATCGCCTTGATGGTCTCCAGTTTTGGAGACTTGATCCTGCCGGTGCAGATCCGGTTCAGGGTAGGGTGGGTGATGCCCGCGGCGGTCGCCAGTTCGTCGATGTGCAGCCCGCGTGCCGACGCCAGTCGCTCGATGCGCTGCCCCAGCGGGCACCGCTTCAAGGTCCGGGGCGTGCCGCCCGGGTGTCGTGCTGCGGCCATCGTGGCCTCCGCTTGCCTTTGGATCCTCCCCGGCCATAGCGTTCATCGCTGGCCGGGTCGCCTGGGCTTCGATCCCCGCGAGGGGATTCGAAGGTTCAGGAATGGCGGGGACAGGATGCCCAGGATGGGCGGCGATACCACCCGCACGACTGGTGCCAGCCGCACCAGAAAGGACCAAGGGTGCGGGCCGCAGGGATTTTCCGGCGGCCGCGCGCAGGGAGGCGACCTACCCATAAGTGGAGGTTGCTGACGATGTTGTTGTCTACGTTTTTGGATTCGGTCTATGTCCCACTCAAACTCCGCGGTCGGTCGCCAGAAAGCGTTCGCCTCCTCCGTCACGCCATCCGGCAGTTCAGCCTCCACCTGGGCCGCGATGCCACGCTCGAGGACTTCGACGACCTGACGGTGTCGCAGTTCCTGGCCGCAAGGGCCGCCCGCCTGTCGCCCAACAGCGTGGCCCGTGAACGGTCGGGCCTGTTGGCCATGTGGAACCTCGCCCAGGCCCGCGGGCTTGTCCGCCTGCGGCCGCTCGTGGCCCCGGAGCTGATTCCGGAGCGGACGCCGCGGGCGTTCACCGCCGAGGAGCTGGGACGCCTCTGGACAAGTTGCGGCCAGGTCCGCGGGTACGTCGGCCCCGTGCGTGCCGGCGTCTGGTTTCAGGCCCTCCTGGGCGTGCTGTTCTACTCTGGCGAGCGGATCACGGCCGTAATGCGGGTCCAGAAAACCGGCTGGTCGCGGCCGTGGCTGGCGGTGCCGGCGGAGGCCCGCAAGGGCAGCCGCAAACCGGCAACGTATGCCATGCCGGATCACGTTGCCAACCTAGTCGACCAAGTGTCTCAGCACGACGCCCAGTCCCTGTTCTACTGGCCGGCATCCGACACGGCCCTGCGGGAACGGTGGAAGGTGATCACGCGCCGAGCCGGGCTGGGCGACGGGCCGGAGGTCCAGTTTCACGCCCTGCGGCGGTCGTTCGCCAGCCACCTGTCGGCCGCCGGTGGGGACGCCCGCGAGGCCCTCGGCCACTCGTCCGAAAAGGTCACCCGCCGATATCTCGACCCGCGGATCACCCAGGCCGGGCAGCCGGCCCCGTGGCAGCTGCTGCCGCGGATCTGGCCGGGCGACCTTGAGCCGCCGCCGGGGGCAGCCGGGGCGGCGTAGGCACGGGTACAATCCGCCCCCATGCAAATCGACCCGGCCGACTACGTGACCTGCACCAACGCTGCCAAGCTGGCCGGCGTGTCCCGCCAATACATGCGGCGGCTGGCCCTCGACGGCCGGGTGCGGTCAGTCGTGATCGACGGGTTGCTGTTCATCCTGCGGGCCGACGCCCTCAAGTTGTCACCTGACAACAACCGATAGAGTAGTTGTCACCTGACAACCACGGCCAAGGAGGGCCAACCGATGAACGCCACATTCTGGATCGAGATTGCCATCGTCCTGCTGCGGATCTTCGCCGCGGGCCTGGCCGGCTAAAGCCGGGCCACCCACATGGCCCGCCGCATGGCGATGCGGGCCTCGACGTCGTTGAACCAGAGCGAGCACATTTCGATCACCACGGACTGGACCAGGAGGTCGAGCGCCCGCAGGGTGTTGGGATCGGTCCCGTAGCGGGCCTCCAGATCCTCGCGGATCTTGGCCTCAATCACGGGCACAGCCTCCAGGGCCTCCGGCCCGTGCTCGCGGCCTTGGCGAGCGATGCTGGCCATGTGCCGCTGGGGCCACCACCGGCAAGCCGCCATCACAACCTCGTCGCAGGCCTCGGCCATCCCGGCGGCCTGGGCACCCATCCGCCGGCGGATTTCTTCCTGCAGGTCTAAGAGCGGTGTCGCCACGGGAGCCTCGCCCACCGTCACCTCCCGCCCGCAGGCCTGGCCGGTGAAGCAGTCGCGGGCGAGGCCCCCGGGGCGGGGCATTTGCCGTCCGGACAGGCTTCGGGCTTCTGGGCGGATTTGGTGGCCTTGCAGAGGCAGGTGGCCGGGCACGGGCACGCAACACGGTGGCCGTCCGGCATCACGAGGTAGCCGCGGCCGCCGCACTCACCGCAGCACTCGCCGGGCTTCGGGTCCGGCGGTGCCGGCGTCGGGGAGGACGTGACCAGGCTTGCCCGGGCAGCCGCCACGGCAGCCGCGGCCTTCGGGCGCTCGAGGTCGACCGCGGCCGGGTCGGCCGACAGCCAAACGAGCCATCCGATCAACCAACGCCACAGGCTCATGTCACCACCCCCGACTGTGCTGCACGACGCGAAACCCGTCGTCACCAACGCGGGCCTCGACCGCTCGCTGTTCGATGTCGGCCGGCGGTGGGTCGGCCACGATGGCGATCCACAACAGCCGCTTGGCGGCCCCGGCCAGCCAGGTGAGCACGGGCCGGTCGGTGTGTGGCGTCCAGGGCCGGCACGCCGACGAGGCCCACCAGTAGCCCAGCACGAACGCGATCAGAAACGCCGCCACTGTCTTTCGGTCGATGGTCATGGTTCAACCTGTGAGAGGGTCTCGATCGGCCCGGGGGCCAGCCAGTTGCCGTGATGAATGTCGCGCCACTTGAATCCGGTCTTGATGTCACCAATGGCATAGGAATCGTCCTGCCGCAGGATCCGCTCTACGACCGGCCGCGTGGCCCAGAATGATCCGTCGGGCTGGTCGGACGGGTACTTGCCGGCGTAGCTGATCCAGCGGGTGCCCCAGCTGTTCAGGATCAGCGCGGCGTCCATTGGCTTGACGCCGGGCGGCGACTTGTCGGCAAACCGGATCCCCACAATGCACATTTGATGCATCCAGGTGCCCTGGGCCGGCAGCGCGCCCACCTCATCGGTTCGCGAGCCGAATCCCTGATTGCTCGCGATGGTCACCGGGAAACCGGCGGTCACCGCGGCCACCAGCTCGTCCCAGGTCCGCACGGCCACGACGTGGCGGGCCGGGTGCTTCTTGGCGATCGTGTCCAGCCGGCCCTTGTCGCCTTGGCCGCCCGCGCCCCAGTTGCCCCACTGCTTGGCCCGGTCCTTTGAGTAGTTGGTGAGGTCGTAGCCCAGGTCGTCGAACGGCAGCCGGTAGACGACGCCCCAGTCTCTCAGCCACTTGGCGGCGGCCCCGCCATAGCTGCCGTCGCTCCACCCGCCGCCGCCCTCGGGCTTGCCGCGGGCCTCGACGCGGCTCCCGCCGTAAATCGCCTCCGGGCTCGGCAGCAGCGGCGGCTCCGCGATCAGGCCCAGATCCCACGAGATTGATTCAGAGCACCAGACCGCGTGCACGGCTCCCCACGCCACGCAATCTCCAATGCCCTGCTTTTCACAAACCCACGGCCGGCCGTAGCGGGCCTGGTGGGCCTTGGCCATGGCCCGATACAGAAACGTGTCGACCCGCTGGGCCTTCTCCATGGCCTCGGGAGCGGCCTGGCTGAAAAACCGTCGCTCGCCCAACTCGTCGAGAAACTCGGCCACGCCCTCGGGGTCCGGCTGCCAGCCAAAGCCGGCATCGGCCACCAGCCGCGGGGCGGTGCTCGAGTAGATGTACGCCCCGACGCCCAGCGCGAGCAGGAACACCGTGGCGAAGAGGCGGAGGGCGTTTGACTCAGCGCGTGACACGTTCAGCCGCCTCCGAAATCTCGCGGAGCGCCCGCACCCACGCGGCCCGGGCCTGGTCGTCGATCGGGCCACCGGACGTGCCGACGGCCGCCTCTAGGTGCTTGGCGATCGCGTCCCGGGCTGCTGGCTGCCGCTGGCCGATCGACACGCCACGGCATCGCAGTTCGCGGGCTCGCTGCCGGAGGTCGTCGAGGGCCACGCCCGTCTTCAGGAGCGGCTCCTCCAGCGTCCCGTCCCACGCGATCTCGTCGGCCAGCTCGCCGGTCAGGGCCGCCACGATCGCGGCGTCTTCGGCCCCGGTCGGGCCGGTGAACAGCCCGCGGAGGTCAACTGGCCCCGGGGCCGGCTCGGGGCCGGGAGCCGGGGCCACCGGGCTGCCCAGGTTGAACGCGACCACCGCCCCGATCAGCAGGGCCGCCGCGGCCACCTGACGCCACGACAACTCCGGCCGCGGCACCGCAGCCACCATCGGGGCCAGCTTGTGCCAGAGGTCTTTGCCGCCCAGGACCAGGGCGGCAGCGATGATCAGCGCGGCGGTCAGCATTTAGCGATCCCTCACCATTGGCAGGATTTGCTCCACGGCACCGCTGGCCAACGCCAGCACCAGCGAGCGGACAGACGGGCGGATCAGCACCCACAGCGGCCAGGCCAGCGTCGGGATCGCCTTGTCGGCCACAGCGTCAAACAGGGCCGCGGCGGCCTCCATGACCACGGCCTTTTTCTGCTCACCGGGCACGTTAAGGACGTCGACGGTCTGGACGGCCAGCCGCAGCAGGCCCACCAGCAGCTCGCCAAACTCGGTCCAGGTCAGGCCGTCGCGGGCCGCTGCCTTGGCGGTGACAACGTAGGCCCTGGCAGCGTTCACGACGTCGGTGAACTGGCTGCCAGCGGCCAGGGGGGCGTCTGCGATCATGCCTGCACTCCTACAAGGACGATTTCATACTGGGCGGCCGTGGCCCCTGCGTTCTCCACCTCGATCGTGGTCGGGGCGGTGCTGTCGACTTGTAGCGCGGTCCCGCCGGACAGCAGCAGCAGCCCGCCCGGCCGCAGCATCAGGTCGGTTGTGACCTGGGCGGTCGGGTAGCCGAACCGCAACTGCAGCGGCAGCGTGGCCGACAGGTTGCGGACGTAGACCAGCTTCAGCTCGTCGAGGTCCAGCGTGCCGCTGCCGCCAAACACAGACAGCGGCAGCGAAGCCAGCGTGATCGTGTCGGTTGTGGTCGCGGCAACCGACCGCACGTCTCGCCAGTAACCATCGGCCTCCCCTGCCCCGTCGCCGTCGGACAGCGCGAGCTGTTGAAACACGCTGACGCTATCAGTGACGTCGGTGGTGGACATGACGTCAGACCACCTCGGCACGATTCGCAACTGGCCGTTCAGCGTAAAGGTCGGCATCAGGATGCCTCCACTGACGTGCCGAAAACGTAGAACTCGTAGGTGATTGCGTCAGCGGTTGGGTTGCTCAAGCGAAACACCTTGTTGGCGTCGGTGACTTCCCACGCGTCGGTGTAGTTGATGGCAAACCATTCGCTGCCAGGGCCGACTTCGGCTGCATACACCGTCAACGGCGAACCCGGCGACACGCCGACAAGCAGCCGGCTGCCTGACGACGCAGACGTGTTTCGGACTTTGACGCACCTGACCTGCTTAAACGAAAACGGCACGCTCGTGCCAAGGGTGGTCTGGGTGAGGTTGGTCAGGTCAAAATGCTCCATCACGCCGGCCGCGATCGTGCGGCTGTCTGCGTAGACCAGGTCCGCCTCGCCCGCCCCGTCACCGTCCGCCAGCCGGTAGTCGTTAATCACCGTTTTGGCGTTGGCGATGGACCCGATTTCTTGGGAATCTGTGCGATTCCAGATCATCACAGTCCGGATCGTGCCTGTCAGCGTGTCGTTGACTGAATCAGCCATTGAACAGCCCCACCTTAATGGCCTTCAGCAACGCGGCCGGCTTGACGCCCAAGCGAAACGCTGTCAGCTGCAACGCCGCGAGGCTATCCGGTGGCGGCTCGCGGCTAGTTAACTTGCCCCACGCCTGCTGGCTGGGCGTGTAGTTGGCCGCAAACGACGGCGACTCCCCGGGGGCCGCGATCTGCTCCCTGTCGCCCGCACCGCGTCGAAAATGTGCCGCCGCGATCATGCCGCCACGCTACGGCAGCCAGGCAGCGAATCGCAGGGGCTATGGTGCCTCGACTTCCGCGAGACAGGCGGCGTAGCCGGCGAGGTCAACGGGGCCGTCTGTGGTCTTACTCGGCCCCATATACCGGGCCACCTTGTCCAGCGTCATAATCACAGCCCAGTCGGCCTCGGTCAGCGGGCGTTTCAGCACGCCCGCGAAAGCCGCGTTGATCATGCCGACGGTGCGGGCGAAATGCTGCTTCGGCCCGCCGTACTTCGGCCGGCGGTCGCGGATCACCTCGAGCGTCTTCAGCAGCAGCCGCTCCGCCGGCGGCGTCTCGTCATCCGGCGGCGCGTCCAGCAGGCTGTCCCCGCGAAACCGCGGAGCCTCTCGGTCGGCCTTCAAGGCCGCCTCTCCCTGCAGGATCCAGTCGACCGGGATGGCGGCCGGCTCGTCGACGACCTCGGGATGGCAGCGGCCTCCGTCGCAACAGGATTCCTCGGTGGCTGCCAGCCTGGTTTCAACGGCCTCACGCAGGGCGGCGTTTTCCTGTTCAAGCCGGCCAATCGTCGATTCCATCGTTTTTCGGTCCTCCATGAGATAGTGACAGTCGGCGGCTAGGGCACCCGATGTGCCCGTCCATTGGCCCATGAATCGGTTCTTTCGCAGCCGCATGGCGGCCAGTTGCTCGTCGGTCAGCACTTGCCAGCCTGCAGGTCGCGGTCGCAAAAAATCGGCATCGCCCGGGTAATGTCCCGCCGCTGGTGATCGACAACCAGGAACGACTGGCAGGGTGCCTCCATTTCGGCCCGGATCCGCAGGCCAAATGCGTTCATGCCGATCAGGCTGCCGTTTGACACGTACCGGCCTCGCAGCCAGCCCCACTGGTGCCAGTGGCCAAAAATGTCGATGTCGGCCCGGCGGCTGCGGTTCCACTGGGCGATCGCCTTGTTGGCCGGGATCGTGATCCCGCCAACGCCGCCCTGGAACCGACCGATCTGGTGCCCGTGGTGGTAGCGGACGATAAACCCCTCGAGGTCCAGGTAGCCCAGGTACGACACGGCCACGTCCCACCGGACGTTCTTGCGTTTCTCGCCGGCCGCCATCACGAGGTAGGCGTTCTGTTCAAAACTGTGATCGTGCTCGGTCGCCATCCGCGGCCGGCCGGCGTTGCTGCGGCCGTGGTTACCCGGCTGGGTCACGACGATCACCTCCTTGGCCAGGTCGGCCGCCCGGTCGATGACCATCCGTAGCCGCTCGGCGGCGTACCGCATCGCTGCCAGCGGCGGCAGCTGCGTGGTTTCGACGCAATCTTCATGGATGTGCCCGGTCAGGAAATCTCCCAAGGCCGCGATCACGATCCGGTCGATCTTGACTAGGTGCCGCTCGTGCTCGACCAGGGCCGTCATCCGCTCGACCAGCTCGCCCACGCGGCGGTCGGCTATGTCCAGGTCGTAGCGGTTGAGGTCGCCCACCTCCTCTCCCACCTGCTCCTCAATGTGCCAATCGGACAACACGACAATAGCCGTGGCGTCGTGCTGTTTCGACCTAGCCTTGGCCGCCGGCGGCCTGGCCGGCTTAATCCCGGTCAGGCCCGCGATCGCGTCCGCCCGCTCCCGCTCGCGGTCAATCTGCGCCAACGAGGCCTTGTATCGGGCCTTCAGCGTGGCCACTTCGCTCCGCAGCCGGGCAATCTCGGCGTCGGCCTCGAGCTGCTGTTCCGACGCTACGGCCGCAGCGATCTCGTTCACGACCTTGGCGCTAGCTTTAACCACGCGATCACCCCCTGTTCCCCGATCTCAATGCCCATGTCGTTCAGCGTCTTTGCGATCACACGAGCTGCCGTGATTCGCCGCGGCCCAAACTCGCCGGCGTGCCAGGCGGAATGGATAGCAGCGAGCGTGTCCTCGTGTTCAGGAGCAGTACGTTCCCACCACGGTTTTGAACCTGGACGGCCCGATGGAATGGCGCGGGCGATCTCTGCGACGATGTCGCTGGCTTGTGTCATTCGTACCCCTCATCGTGCATGCCGAACCTCTCTGCCTCTAGAACTGCTGTCAACGTAGCAGCGAACTCTTCGACGCTTGACTCCAGCAAATCGGGCCACCTAGCGTGGAGCAACTCATGAAGCAGCGTGTCCATGAGGTCCGTGCCGGTCAGGGTGTGGTGGATCCTGATAACCCGGTTGGTGTAGTCGCAGTCGCCGTATTTGCCACGTAAGGTCGCGCGGACGATTTTCCATCGTTGGTCTCCGATGTAGACCGTGCGAGTTTTACGAACGCGAGCCATCGTGGCCTCCTGCCATTTGCATTGTGGCTTGGTTCGCCACAGGTCAAATGGCATTTTCGGCCGCATTTTCAGCCAGTCGGCCCAGTTGGCGGAGGGGGTGGCGTGCCGATCCCCATGGCCCAGCCAGCGCGATTCAGCATTTGCCGGCGGCCGCCGCAGCCACAGTCCGCCAGCCCAAACGCCTGGGCGACCGCCTGGGCGCGGGCCTGGGTGACGCCAACGGCAGACAGCGCCGCGGCAACGCGGTCACCGATGCCTGGCCGCGGCCGGCAGGCGCGGATTACGCGTCGGCTCCCAGCCCGCCGGCCGCACGACGTGCAACGCAGCGAGTCGTCTATGTCGCACAGCCGGCTATTCAAGCGGTGTAACCTCCACTCGAACAATAGCGCTGCCAATCTGTGATTCAGTTAGGCCTAGCGGCGATGGCTGCACTGGGGTAAACCCGATCTGCGCTACGTTGAGAATAGGCGACGTTGAGGGGTTGCCGGAAAACGTCTCGGTGACCTGCACGACGTTATCGACAGCGAACGCGTTCCACCAGACTCCATGTATGCCCCACCGCATGCTCAGGTTGCTAATGGAAACCGGCGTTTCCGTTCCAATGTTTTGGCACTCAGATGCGGTCAAAAAGTCGATGTTTAGACTCGGGCTGTAAAACAAGCCTTCACGGTCTGCGCGTGGGTCTCGCTCAACGACGCCGCGGTGAGTAGCGCGAACCCAGTTGTAGCAATCAGACGCATACCCGTGTGTGATCGTGTCTTCGAAAGTCTGGCGATATATCGTTTCCGTGCCAACGTTGTATTCAGGCTGTTGAGTGCTAGCGTCGAACACAAACTCAAACTGTTGTGCCGCCCACGTCAGATTTACGGCTTGCCTAGACTCAATAAATGGGTCCATGACAATCGGGTTTTCGGCGGTCATGCTGAACAGCAGGCGATGATCGGCAAAGTCCAACTCAAACGGTGGCCAGGCCAGCACGATATCACCGAGGTCGCCAGCGTCGTTGGCCTGGCCAGAGACGGTTTGGCCACGAACAAAGAATGAATCTGTTGCGACTCCTGAATGATTGGCAGCCGTAAGAAACGGATTTAGCGAAAGCCTGCCGGTAGCGATCAGGTCATTAAAGTCTGTAAACGGGATTTCGTAGTCGAGATCCCAGCGCCACCGCTCAGGCCCAGTTTTGAAAACACGCAACCGGATTTGAAGCAAGACAAGTTGCCGATCGTCATCGTATTTGTACGCTACCCTGTCGATTGTTGACTGCTGCACACTAACCAGTGTCCCGGTGGACAGTTTTGGCAAGTTGATGACGTGCAGCACCTGCCATCCGTTAGCATCCGTTACTAAGCCAAACGCAAGCTGTGGCGAAACCGACGGAATAGCAAAGTTTGTTCCGAGGCGTGCTGATGAAAAGTTAAATACAGACTGAAGCCCAGTAAAGTTGGCCAACGCCACGCCAAGGCCACAGCAACGGCACGGAAACTCTCGGTTCATCACATCACGCAACCGGCCCAGCGATCGTCCCGGGTCGATTCGGACCAGTCGGACACATCTTTCCACGCTAGCCACACCGGGCCGCAGGTGGTGCTCTGCAGTTGCGTCGTACTGCCTGGCAGCGCTACCGCGTAATGATGATTCACGTCGTTCACGCGAACCTTGCAGGCAAACGTCCCGCCAACGATCGCCCTGCCAAAACTCAATCGCTTGATCGGTTCCAGGCAAACCGCAAACCGGCTCAAGGTTTCAAGCTGTGGCGTGCGGCCCTCGAATACGGGCCTCTGGGCAAAACTGGACGCGGCATACTCTGACGACGTCGGGTCGATTGGCACAAAACCTACAACGCCGAGCACCCCAAACCGGTCCACGTCTGTCGTTGCATTGTTGAGAATGATGATGACATTGGACGCGCGCGGCGTCCCAGGGCCAGCGCCTTCAACTAGTCCGTCCATCGACCCTAGCACGATGTCGGCCGCATCTTGGGCGCGGTTCCACGCCCTGGCAGAAAACGCGGTGTTGATGTGCTGGCCCGGCCGGACTCGACCGTCTGCGCGACTCATCAGGCAACTCCGATTCCCAACTGATTAAACGACGCCCGCCGGTACACCTTGTCGACGTAAACGAACTTTGGTTTTTTCAGCAGCGTCTGATTTTCCACCAGGTCTTCGTACCGCACCCACAGGTAGTCGTGCCCGTCTTTTTCTATGCCAGTGATGTCGCCAATCTTGATCGCCGGGTAAGTTTTTCCGTTGCCTTGGTTGGCACTAGCGACGAACTTGTAGGACAGGCTCCAGGGTCCGTCTCCCTTGTCGCTATCCCACTGCTGTGATCCGCTTGCTCCAAGAAACAGGACCTCCCCGGCAGCGAACCCGCGAAACGTGGCATCGTTCACCGTGCCAGTCAGACTCGACACGTTTTTTATATACGCAGATGTGACAAATATGGCCGGAACGTCATACGTTTCCGTCCAGGTCAGTTGCGGAACGACAATGTCGACGCCCTGCACGCTGTCGCCATCAACGCCGATAGCTCCGCGCATGTTGGGCGCCGCTGGCGATCCGGTATGAAATGACTGGTCGCCAAAAGGAAACGTGTCCGACGGAATCGCCTGCGTGATGTGCTGCGTGGCTCCGCCGGTGTCAAACGAGCGAGAGCGCTTGAGGGGATCCTGTTGTTGGTCATCCTCAGCCCCCTGGCTGGCGTAACTAACCTCGAGATGCCAAGCCTCGTCGCCTAGATATTCCAGCGTGTAGCTTTCGGCGTGCAGCCTGTTTTGAGGCTGCCCGGGGTACTGCCAGAACATGTAGTTTTGCCACAACGTCGCATTAACGTCGTCGTGGACGGCTACGTCGTTGGTCGTGCCGAAAATCTTCCAGCTTTTGCGGTACGTCGATTGGGCACGCTTGCCCAGGCGGTGGATGGTGGCCCCGCGTGACGTGTTATCCTCGACCCAGGTAAAGGTTGGCATGATTTAGTCGGCCACAGTGGTGCCCAGTTTGTCGTTTAGGATTTGGTTCGTCCGCTTTTGCTCGTCGAGCTGCCGCTGTGCCAGGTTTCCGCCGAATCCGAGCTGGCCAAGTGCAGCGCCGCTGAACGTTCCCACGACCTCGGCGGCCGACTGCGTGGCAGTGGCCTGCGCGGCAGCAGCACCAGCGGCAGCCGCTTGACCGACGTCGCTGCCGCCCAACCCGGCTTCCATGACTCGTTCGCTGGCGTCATCTAGGGACGACTCCAGCCGGCCTAGCTGCTCTGCCGAGAGCTTGCCGCTGTCGCGCAACTCGCGGAACGTGCCCGCCAGTTCCTGCAGTTGGTCCATGGTCGTGACGCTGGCCAGGTTTCGGTCCAACTCTCCGACTTGCCCGGCGACGGCCCGGCGATCGGCCGCCGTCTGCCGCAGCTCGCCCACGCGGCCCTCCAAGGCTACTGCGTCCGCATCGCGAGCCGCGGCCCGGCGAGCGTTCTCGTCCAGCCGTCCCTGGGCAATCGCGTCGGCATTGGCCCTGGCGCCGTCAATGCGGGCTTGCGTTGCGGCGGCTGTTGCGGCGTTTTCGTCTGCCGCCTGGGCCATGCGGCCTTGAACGCCCGGCCGCGATGCCGACCGTTGTGCGGCTCGTGCCTGCATTTCGCTGTCGACCTTGCGGTTCTCTTCGGCCAGGTCGTAGCCCTTGACGATAAAGGACTGCACCCAGTTCCACGATTTTTTGACTGCGGCCACCATGGCGTCAAAGGCTGCCATCACGCCGTTGACGATGTTGTCGACTACACCCAAAACGATCGCTTTGTCTGTGTTTAAGACTTGGACAATGCCGCTCCACAGCGATTCCCAGACGGCCATCAGATCGACGCCGGCGTAGGTGAAGACGTTCTGCAGAAACGCCACCCACGAATCAAATGTGGCCATCGTGGCATTGACGCCGCGGATCAAGGCCGCCTGCACTCCGGCCCACATGATCTCCATGGCTAGGCCGAGGTCGCCAGCCGCAAGAGCGTCGTAGATCCCGCTGAACGTGGTCGAGGCAATGCCGGCCAACTGGCCCAGGACGCCCGTGGCTTGGTTGACGGCTGCGACCAGGCCGACGACACCAGCCACAATCAACCCGACGGGCGACAGGACAAGGCCAAACGCCGCGGCCACCGCCGACAGGGCAACGCCCATGCCCAGGATCGCAGCGGAGATCCCGGCAAACGTGGCGATACCCTTGGCAATGCCGACAACCATCTCCTCGTTGTTTTTGATGAACGCCGTCAGCGTGCCGGCCGCGTGTGTGATGCCTTCGACGAGGTACTGGATGGATGGAGCCAGCGCGTCCCCGATCGCTAGGGCCGTTCCCTCGACCGCCGATGCCATGATCCGAAACGCCCCGCCAAGCCCGGCGTCCATTTCCTTGGCGGTTGCCGCGGCAGTGCCCTGGGCGTTCCGCAGCTGCTCCGCCAAGCCCTTCACGCCGTCGGCGCTGGACGACAGCACATTAGCGGACGTAATACCCAAAAGGCCAAACGCCTGGGCCATCTTGGCTGTCCGCTCCGCCACCGGCATCCCGGCCGTGACGGTGTTGATCTCGTCGAGAATGTCCACCAGCGGCTTGAGGTTGCCGGCCGCGTCTGTGTTGGTCACGCCAAACAGCTTCTGCAGCTCGTCGCCGCTGCCGGCCGCGATCACCGACAGCCGCCGCAGGGCCGTGCCAGCCTCGCTGCCCTGGATGCCGACGTTGCCGAGCACGCCCAGGACCGCCACCGTGTCCTCGAGGCTCATGCCCAGCGACTGGGCGACCGGCCCGGCGTATTTGAGCGATTCGCCCAAGCCCTCGACCGTGTTGAACGTCGCGTTGGCCGCCTTGGTCAGGACGTCGGCCGCTCGAGCACCTTCGGTAGCACCCAGGCCGAACTGCCGCAGGGTAGCCGCCATGATTCCAGCCGCCAGCGTGGCGTCAGTGCCGGTGGCCCGGGCGAGGTCCAGCACGGCACCGGTCATGGAGTTGATTTCGTCGGGGCTGAAGCCGGCCCGGCCCAGCTCGGTCATGAGGTTGGCCACCTGGACCGCCGTGAACGACGTCGTGGCCCCCAGCTCGCGGGCGCGGTCGTTCAGCGATTGCAGGGCCGCCCCGCTGGCCCCAGACACGGCGGCCGTCGCCCGGATCGCGTCGTCAAAGGTCGCGAACTGCCGGGTAGCCAGCGCCAGCGGAGCCGTGAGCGCCGCCCCGAACGCTGTCATCCGGGTGCCCAGCGACTGCAGCTGGCTCCCCACCCGGCCTATGTGTTTGTTCAAGTCTTGCAGCGACTTAAACAGCCGGCGGGGATCGGCCCCGATTTCAACGAATACTTGCCCGCCCCGTACCCTGCTCATTCGGTGTTTACCTCATGCCAGTTGGGGCCTAGAAGTTTTTTGATTTCTTCTGGGGTGGCCTGCCGGCCGGCTTTTTTGGTCGTGGCGAACGGGTTTAGGCGGCGTGGGTCGACGCTCGGCGCGTGCTTCGACCGGTGGAGGTTTGCCTGCTGGGCGAGGACGTTGGCGGTGTGCCACCAGTCCATTTCGAGTCGGGCGCTTCTGGCGATAAGGAGGGATCGGAGGGTCCATTCGCCGGGGTGGACTCCCAGGATGCCGGCGGACTCCCAGATGGTGTCCCAGATCGTGCGAGGAGGTCGGCCGCCGTCGCCTTCGCCAGCTCGGCCTCCGCCTTGGTCATGACCTCGTCCGCCATCTCGCGGATTTTGGCGGCCATGAGTCCGACCATTTTGCGGAGGCCCGGCGGGAAAAAATCTACCAGCTCCTGCTCCAGGGCGAGCTGGGCCGCCTCGAGCGAGTCGCCCCGCAGGCCGTCGAGAAACTGTTCTTTGGTCAGCTTGCGTTCCTCGACCTGGCCGCGGCAGATCGCGTAGAGGATCTCCCCAATCTTGGCGTAGTTGGTCCGCAGCACCTCGAGCGTCTTGCCGATGGTGCCGGCGTCGATCAGGTCGAACGGCACCGCCCGCGTCTGCCGCTGGACGCTGCCGTCTGGCTGGTCGACGTCTTCGGTGACGTCGAGCGTGACCAGGCCGCGGACGCGATCGGCAGCCGCCACAGTCAGTGCCACCATCCACGGGCGGCCTTGGTCGTCCCTGAACTCTTTCACGTTCTCAATCCCGACTTGGTCAGCCGGGCCTCCACTTGAAACGTCACGACGCCGTCAATCGACGCCGATTCGTTGATAGCCGTGACAATGGCCGGAAACGACCACGATCCCTGGCCGCCAGAAACAGTGATTTCGGTGCCGTTGTTTAAAGACGCAAACAGCCCGGACATGGACTGGTCGTCGTTGACCTCCATCGACAGGGACGCATCGCGGCCGGTCGAATACACGGAGGAAAACCGGCTGCCATACTCTTCCAGGTCGATCGTGCGGGCGGAGCTGGAGAACTGCACGTTTCGGACGCCGACAACAGATCCACCAGCCGAAACAGTCGCGTCCTTGCCCAGCGTGATCGCCACGGGTTTAGGCCTCCCGGGCGGTCACGGTGAACGTCACCGCTCCGTCGATGCTGATGTTTTCGGTCACGCCCATCACGATGAAATCGCTGGTGGCGGTGTTCGTCTCCAGGGCTGCGATCAAGCCAGTGGCGTCGTGGCACTCGATCTCCCAGAGCTTGTTCGTCAGGCCGGCCTTGTAGACGCGATAGCCCGGGTTTCCGGTTGAGCCGCCCATGTTGGTGCGGTTGGTGACGTCGACGACCTCTTTCTCTTCGGTATAGGTGGCCGAAATGACGTCAGTTCCGAACGGAGGGGCGGTACCCTCCTTGCCAAGCGTAATGGCCATGCGTGCTGGTCTCCCTGGTTAGGACTGCTCGGTGCGGCTGGCGGATACCGTGAACGTCTTGATCCCGTCGATCGGGTCGGCCTCGGCCACATTGGTGACCACGTAGACGACGTTGCCCGTGTCGGCACCGGCCAGGGTGAAGGTCTGGCCAACGGTTTTTCCGGGATCGTCGACGCACTCGACCTCGACGGTCTGCTCGATCATCGCCTTGCGATATTTGCGGCTGGTGTCACCCAGCTTGGTGACGTCGATTTCGGCGGCGCTGTTGGTGACGGTCACCGTCCGGGCGTTCGAAAGGCCCGTGATCGAGACGTCTTTGCCTAGCGTGACGGCCATGATGTGCTCCTGGGGGCGTGGCTTTCACGGTACGGCCGGCCGGCCGGCCACCGCAGGGGGTCTGGCTACGGCCCAGAGACAAAGTTTTGGAAGGCTTTCGGGATTCTCGTGCGAACTTTGGCCAGACCTTGGCTCATGTACCGACCAGGCTTGACCTTGCCACGGTCGGTCTTGAAGGTGCCGGCCTTGCTGCGGCGGCCGGTCTGGGCGTCCTTGCGAACGACCACGTAGGCCTCGCCGCCGGTGCCCTTCAAAAATCGCCCGCGGCCGTCACGCCCGCCGCGTTTGCTGCCGCGGCCCATGCCCTGCGGGATGGCGTGACCGCTTTTCAGTTTGTCCTTCAGCGGCTTCCGCGACAGGTAGCGATACTGGACCGGCCGGCTGCCGCCAAACTCTTGGATTCGGTTCAGCCACACCGTCCGCTCGGCCGGCCCGATCACGACCGAGCCTTTCCGGTCGTCCCGCTCGTAGCGGACGCTGCCCCGCAGGAAGCCCTTGGCCGCCCGGCCGCGGCCGGTCTTCCAGCTCGTCACCCGGCCGGGCGTCGGCGGCCGAAACGTCACCTCGAGCACCGGGATTCCGTCTTGCTCGCCCACCCGCCGCCATTCCGGCTTCTTTTTGGGTTGACGGTTCAAAAACTGCTTTTTGGCGGCCTGCATCGTGAACACGCCGATCCGGTCGAGGCTTTTGTTTCGCCCCGCCTGATAGCGTTTCTTGATGTGCGGGACGTTGACCTTGCCCCGCACCTTCACGGTCGTCGGCATCGGCATGGCCGCCCCCTACGTGCGGTGGACGCGATAGGTCGCCGTGATCACGGCCCGCCAGACGTTCCGCTCCTGCAGCCCCTCGTCCGGATTCAGCGTGACCTCGACCTCCATCGGGCTTGTCACGCCGGCCGGCCACGACACCGCCCCGGTCCAGTTGTGCTGCCGGATCGCGTCGACCATCTCCTCCGCCAGGTCCATGGTCTCGTCGGCCAGGGCCTCGGTCGGGGCGTGCCGGCCGACGAACACGACCACCGCGTAGTCGTACTGCCAATGCGTCCGGTCGGCCCTGGTCGTCTCGATCGCCCCCGGCATCACGGCCACGACCGGCTCGGCCATGTCCTCAATGTCGTAGGTCGGCCAGTTTCGCCGCTCGACGGCTGGCGTCAGTGAAAACGAATACGCGTCGATGGAGTTGGCCAGGGCGTCTGCGATTTCGCGGGCCGTGCTCATGCTGCCTCCGTCTGCCGCCGCATGGCCTCCACGTTGGCCTTAAGCCGCGGGTCACCTGGGCATAGTGACACTGCAGCCTCCGCCAACTGCAGGGCCTCTGGCCGCCTGCCGAGGTTCCAGGCGGCCACGGCAGCCAGGTCTGACGCCTTGGCGGGCACGTTGGGATCGGTGGCGTGGGTACTGGGGCCGGGAGCCTTCAGGGCCGCCCTGGCGAAACCGTAGGCCTCACGCCAATCCTGCTGCTGGTAGCGAACCCAAGCCAGCCGCTCCCAAGCGTCTGGCTCCCACGGTGCCTCGCTGGCAGCCTTGTGCAGGTGGGCCTCGTCACCTGTCAGCCGGTGGAGCGCACGCAGGGCATAGGACCGCTCGGTGGGCTGGCCGCCGGGCATCCGTAGGTAGGCCGCAAACTGGGCCGCGGCCTCTGGCAACGCGCGGTAGTCGCACTCCCTCGCCAGATACCACCGCATCCGGGCGTCGTGCGGGGCCTCCGCCACGGCTACCCGCAGCAGCTCGAGGTCGGTCCCGTGTTTCTTGCCTTGGTCGCGGTAGTGCCAGATTTGCAGCCCGTCGGCCACGGCCACCCGCCGCTCCCCGTGCCAGCAAACGAGACCCTCGTGGGTGGCCCCGCCCCAGCGGAAGCCGTGTCGGGCGTGCACGCGGTCGCAATAAAACACTAGCCCCGGCCGGCCGCCCGGGTGGTCGGCCCAGCTCCAGACGTAGCGATACCGGAGGTTGTTGATCCCGTCGACCCAGGCCCGCTCAATCGCCGCCCGCCAGCCGGGCTGCAGGCGCTCGTCGAGGTCCAGCCGGATCGCCACGTCCACGTCCGGCGGCAGGTGGTGGAGCGCCAGGTTGTGGGCGTCATCCCAACGCCAGGGACAAACGTAGCCGGTGGCCACCGTCACGCCGGCGGCGTGCAGCCGCTGGACGGTGCCGTCGGTGCTGCCGGTGTCGGTGACCACCCGAACGTCCGCCTCCTGGCACGACTCGGCCCACGCTAGGGCGTGCTTTTGCTCGTTCTTGCTCAACGCGTAAACGCCGATTTTCATGCCGCCCCCCAACGGTAGACCAGCAGCTGCTCCCCGGCGGTGCCGCCGCAAAACTGGCAGAGCGCCCGGCAGGCGGCTTTCGGCCCGATCCCGTGCCCGCACGGGACCGCCCGCCAGGCCATGCCGGCTGGATGCCGGATCAGGCCGGCCAGCAAGTCGGGCCGGCAGTCCACCTCCAAGTCCTCGATCACGTAAGTGCCGCCAGGGGCGACTATCGACAGCAGCGTTTCGGCTGTGATCACTTGGTGCAGCGGGTGGTGGCTGCCGTCGTCGATGATCAGGTCGAACGTGCCGCCGCCAGCGGCCGCGATCGCGGCCTGGAGCGACTGGCGAACGCCTTGGTCTGCCTGATAGCAACGAATCCGGCCCGCACGAAACAAGGTCGCCGGGTCGATGTCGAGGCCGATGATGTCCGCCCGCGGGAAATACTCCTCCCACATTCGCAGCGAACACCCGCGGTTGATGCCGACCTCGAGCACGCGGCGGACCTCGTCACGACGCTGCCCAAACAGGTCGTGATAGGCCGGCGTGTAGTTGTGGCAGGTGTCGGTTGCCTCGCCACCGTAGACCAGGTGGCCGCCGCCCTTGTCGGTTTGATGCTTCCTGGCCAACTCACACAGGGGCGTCACGCGTACCTCCCGTAGTGGCTGAACTGGGTCTCGTCGTGATTCGCCGGATACCAGCGGATCGGCAGGGCCTCCAGCAGCTCGACGTAGGCCATCGTGTTCATGTCCCACGACAGCCGGCCGGTGAGCCTGGCCCGCAGGCTGGCCACCGTCTCGACCGCGTCGTACAGCGGCGCGGCCAACTGCCGCGGGCAGATCCAGCACGACCCGACGAACCGCCAATGAGCCTCGGCGTCGTCGACCGGCCCCTTCGGCCAGCAGCCGGGCAGCGTGATCGCGTCACACGGCCGCCGCTCTAGGTCGGCCATGAACGCCCGTAAGACGTCCTCTGTCACGTTGCGCTGTTTCAGGGCAGTCCATTCCACCCAGGCGAACACATCGACGTCGGGGTGCAGCTCGGCCGCCCGCCGCATCCACCAGTAGCGCTGGAGGAGGACGATATTCGACCGCGTCATGTGGTACGGCTCTTCGAAGCGGTCGGCGGGCGGATTGGCACAGGACGGCAGCAGGCCAGGGTTGGCCTCGAGCAGCCGGTAGGCCCAGCAGTCCTCCAGCCGCCAGCCGGTGTCGAAGGCGTGCAGCTTGTCCCCCAGCGCGGCCTTCAGACGGCCACCTAGATCGGCACACTGGCTGCCTGTCAGGTGCCGGGCCGGAAACGGTGCCGTCACGAATCCACTGACTGCCATGGCCTTCATGGGGCCGCCCCTCCGTACTTGGTGAACAGCGTCTCGTTGTGGTCGGCCGCGTAGACGTTGAACTTCTCTGGGTGGTCTCGCAGCATGGCCGACCAGGTATTCACCTCCCAGGTGGTCTGGCCGCTGGCCTCCATCTGCAGCGTGGCGTACTTGACGGTCGTGGCGTGGAACCAATCCGCCAGATGCGACGGCATCACGACCACCCCGCCGGCCACGTACCAGGCCGGCTGCCCCCAGGCGATCATCGGCCGGCCGTGCATGGGCCAAATGCCCGGGATCGTGATCCGGTCGGGCGGGGCGGCCTCCACTGCGGCGAACAGCCCGCGAACTTGGCCATCGGTCAATCGGCACGGCAGGTGGAAAATGCCAAAATCCACCCAGATGAGCACGTCATCGACGTCGGCCGCCTCGGCCAGCCAGCCGGTTTTCTGGTGCTGGACGGCACAATACGCGGTCGTGTCCTTCATCGGTGTCCCGGGCGGCGGTTGGCAACGGGCGGCCGCAGCCGCCATCCAGCAGTCTGACAGGCTTGCCCGATGGACCCGGCAGGCCCGCGTTGGCACCAGGTCGTCGGCGTGGCCGTCGTAGAACGCCACGGTAGGCAGGCCCAGACCAATCAGCCGCCGGCCCAGCTCCAGGTAGCGGGCATGGCTGCGGTTGGCGTTGTTCAGCCGGACGTAACCGGTAACAAGAGTGGCCAAACCTCGGCCTCCGGGATTGAAACCAGCCACGCCTCGGCGTCCCGCACACCGAACGACACGACCAGCCGGCTGCCCAACTGGGCCAAACCGGCCGCAAACTCGATCGCTTGCTGTTCGCGAAACGCGAACGGTTGCGAAGCGGCCGCCAGCCGCAGGTTGGCGTCGAACCAAACAAACCGGTGCTCGTAGCAGCGCCGCCCGTCGAGGTAGGCCACCTCGTGGATTACCGCCAGCCACCCGTCGCGGTAGGGCACGAGCTGCGAGCCGCCGCGAAACTCGGACGCAATCGGCGGGGCAGCGTTTCGCTGCAGGATTTGCCAGCCGCCGGCCAGCCCCGGGTCGGCCTCGACCGTCACGACGTGCCCGCCGTGTGAGCACGCGTAGACCCAGCCGCCGCGGCCGACGATCGGCATCCAGTTCTTTTCGTGCTGCTGCGTGGTGATCCCATCGAGCACCCGCAGCCCGGTGACAGCGCCCGCTTTAATGTCGATGGTGCCGGTGGCCATCCGGCAACGGCCGTCAAACGGTGCCGCGTTGCGCACCGTGCAGGACACTCCAAGGTCGCCGGCCTGCCGCAGCAACCGACAGTCCTCGAGGCCGTCGACCACGTAGTCGGTTTGCGCATAGTCGGCAACCAGCCGCCGAGATGTGATGGGACGCAAGTCGTGGTCGTAACGGACCAGCAGGTTTTCGGTGCGGATCCGCCCGTTATCCTGAGGCGGTATGACGTACTGTCCAGCCTCTATCCGGTAGTTGCTGCTGCGAACGATGCCGACCAGGTCGCCGCCGTGGTTGATCACCGTTGGATTAAACAGCGACCAGCCTTCATAGGCCGGCGCAATGTCGATCTGCCGGAACGTGGCTTGTGCTAGCTCGGACAGCGTTGGCGTGTACCACAAACGGTTTGCTCTGGTTTGCAGGGCTGTCTCCACCGGTAGTCCAGGCGTCGACAAAATGCGCTCGCAGGCCCGCCGGCCTGTTTCCAGTTCGCCTGCGTAAAACGCATGAATCGCCAGGGCTTGCAGGTGCTCGAGCATGACCCGCCAGTGTCCCCGGCGGGGCGGGCCGGCTAGAGGGGGTGCGCCGCTACGTGTCCAGTAGCTCCCCCGGGATCATCCGCCTGATCTCCTCTGCCAGCCGTCGCTCCTCTGGCGTTGGCTCACCGTGCTTCAACAGCGACCTACACCGCTGGTCGATCTCCCAGAGCGTGGTGAGTGCCTGCCTGCCGAGCCGGGCGGCGTCGAACTCCGCCTGCTCGTCGGGAAGGCTGTAGCGAAAGGTCGCGACGGGAGACATATCGTTTCTGATCTGTTGCTCTAACGGCTCACGGGCGACACGTTTCTGTTTTTCTGGGACGGGCGGTCAGATTTTTGCATACACATCTGTAGCCTCTCTTCCGCCTCTACAGACATTGGGTTATCCGCTCAATGAGGCTGAATACTTTTGGCAGGCCGTCGCAGGCAACGTAGAAGGCACACGCCCATGCCACTCGTCACCGAGGGCGACCGCCCACGCCACCGGCTCGTTGTCACTCACCGCGTCCTCTCCAGCAGCCGCTCAATCGTCCTGGCGTGATGCTCCACCGCATACGCCGAGCCAACGTATTCTACGGCGACTTCCAGTGCCTCACGCTCCGCTTGCGTCAGGGCAGGAGCGCGGATGGCCTCTTTC